TGATTATGCTCTGGAAATGGAATACACGACGCCAAAATCCCGAATATCGTACTCGGATGAATCTCGCAGTGCGAATACCGATAAATATACGGGTCCATCGGGTTCTTTTCATTACGATACAAGTGCTTCGGGCGCATCGCAATCATACTGAACGCTTGTTCGTCTGGGTCGATATATTCGATGACGCCGTGGCTCGTGCTTCCGTCGTTCACTCCTTCGTCGTTCACTCCTTCGTCGTTCGTGCTCGGGCTCCCTTCGTTCGCTCCGTCGCTACTCATATGCGTCAACAAGTCGTCCCACTCCAGTTCCCGCGACGCTATCCGCGCCAACATATCCCGCGTGATATACAGGTCGTTCGTCTCCGGGTTCACGAGAAGCAGCGGCCGCATCAACCGCCCCGCATCATTACAGATGCGAATCTCCGCGTGCGGGTAATCAAATACCACCGATGTGTAAATATTAATCACGCCGCGCTGCTTCTTCAGCTTGAATTCGGTATACAATCGAATCGGGTCCTTCGTAATACCCACCCAGATTCCATTTACAAACACCTTCACTTGATTAAATGTATCCCGCGGGGTCAGCGTCTCAATCCGCTCAATATATTCGTCGATATGTGTGTGAAGTGACACCGGATTGCTGTGGATTGTGACATGTGTCATGTAGCTGATATTCTTGACGACACCGATACTACCGCCTTCTGGCGTCTCCGCCGGGCACAGAAACCCCCACGACGTATTGTGTAGCTTGCGTGGCGGAATCAGTTTTCCGCTCTTGTCAATCGGGGTATTGATACGACGCAAGTGGCTCAAGCTCGATGAATAGGTGAGACGATTCAGCACTTGGGCCACACCCACTTTATTGCTGGTGAGACTCTTGATTCCGAAATCGCCGGTGGAAAGAGCGCGTTTCAGGCCGTTCTCGATGGTCGTGGATTTGATGATTTTATACATATTCGTATCATTGACGATATTCAGGTAATCCTCCGTCGACCGCCATGACCCTGTATTGATTTCACGGACAACCTGTTTCGACATATCCTTCACCAGTTTGTTGAAATAATTGCGGAACAGATTATTCAGCAGTGTTCCCGTCAAATCCACGCGCTTATTCAAGTAGGAGTCACGGTCGTCCTGTCTGCTGATTCCAAAGAATGCACGCAACAATTTATGCGCCATATATCCCAGGAAGAATATCCGCTGCTTCGCGGTATTACAGTGTGGGAAGAGGTCGTTGTTCAGCACCTCCAACGCAAACTCGCGCTTCTTGATTGCGCCGGTCTCTTTATCCATATTGATTGGAGTGAATATGACTTGTGATATGAAATAGCGGACCGCGTCTTCTTGCGTCATGATGTGGTTGGCATCGATAATGGACGCCTGGAGTGCTTCCAACATTTTTGTTTTATAGTCGTCGTTGCCCGCGCCTGCTCCCGCACTTCCACCCATCGCACCACCGGTGCTCGCATTGATTTGATACACGATATACTCGCAAATCTCGCGGTCTGATAATATACCCAACGCACGAAATACGATAAACAGGGCGATTGGTTGCTTCATACGTGGGATTTGAATGACGAGGGGGTGTCCGAACCCGTTCTGTTTGGCGACCACCATCATATTGATTTGCTTCGGCGAGATACATTTGCTGTCTGGAATGGACTTGATTTCCGCAACCCAGAGCCACTTGTTGTTGTTTTTCGCGACATTATAGCAAACTACGCGATTTTCCGCCGCGCGTTCCTGACCTAGGACCGTCTTTTCACTGCCGTTGATGATGAAATACCCGCCTGCGTCGTGCGGGCACTCTCCTGTCACATTGTGGTCGAGATGGCTGTGCTGTGTCAATACGCAGATACTGGATTTCAACATAATTGGCAGTTTCCCGATTTGGACCTTTGGGAAACTCTTGTGAATGATGGTGTGCTGGTTCGCGCCGGTCCGCACGATATACTTGATATTCATGTCAACTGTCATCATCGCGGCGTATGTGAAATTGCGAAGTCGTGCCTCTTGCGGGAACATAATCTTAGTTGCGCCGGTATTTTCGTGGATTTGGGGGCGATACAGGTACAAATTGCTGAACGAAACTTCCACTTCGAGACGGTGTTTTTGTGTTTCTTTGTCGTAATCCTGGTCGGATACGATACGCACCGGGTTAAACATATCCACCGTGCGTTTCAGTTGGACGTTTACCATGTCGTTATACGACTCGATTTGATGACGGACCAGTTGGTCCAGATGTTTTCCTTGAAAATATGAACCAATAAGCGACCATGGTTCTTCGATATACGTTCCGATTCGGGAGGTTATTTTCTGCGACAGCAGTGTGTCGACCGCGGCGTCGGTAGCGTCGGTAGCGTCTGCTGCTGCTGCTGCTGCTGCTGCTTGAATTGGATGTTGTGCGTAACGTGGATTCATATTTTCATAACTGTCGTGACCGTCGTGACCATCGTGTCCGTCGTTTCCGTCGTGTCCGTCGTATCCGTCATCGTTTGCCGGTTTCACGGGTGCGGCTAGCGGAGCAGCGGCAGAAGCCGCGGTAGGAGCGAGTAATTGTTTCTTAACGAGTTTCCTTGGCATTTTTGAGATTTGACCCGTGGTAATGTATGTATATCTCGGGTAAAACTATATTATAGTTCAATTTATTTTTATATTGTTATTGCTCGATAGTATTCAAAACCTAATAATCGACGAATCGATAAATCGACGAATCGATTCATCGATAAATCGATATAAATATTCGTTTTGATATTATATTACCTGTCAGTTGCGAAAACGTCGCAGCAAATAATGTCAAACAATAATAACAATAGCAATGTTCCACCGAAAAGACCGAGAAAACGTCGTCGGTGGTGGTATGGCAATGGCAACGCCAATAACAATGGCAACGCCATTGGAAATAAACACCAAAAAATAGACTCGTCGCCACCGCCGCCCACGCCACCGCTGGTAGATAAATTGAAGAATCTCGAAAATGAACGACTCGAAAATGAAAAACAGGTAGCGAATATGGAAAAACAACTTCACGAATATTTTCATAAGACAAGTACGCCATATACATATGTAGATGATACAGGGGTATATAAATTCACGCCTGCGCCGGCACCACCACCCGCCGTGGCACCGCCAGCGCCCGCCAATCCATTTATGAATTTGACATTTAATCCTTTTATTCCGTCCACCGCGACGCCCCAATTATCTTCTTTGTTTTCAGTGCCGTTACAGTGGCCTTCACCGTTTAATGTGCCGACGACGGAGACCGAGACTACGCCGGCATCGACCACGCAGGCACAGGCGGCGGCTGCCGAGATAACAGAGGTGTTTATCAACGAAGATATCAATCACATCGATGACCTTATCGCATTATGTGATAAATATCCGTTATCAGATACCGTCAAATACAATATTAATATGACGGCTATCCACGCGATACGCGGACCTTTGACGGACTTAACAAATATGATTGGTATGGATACAATTAAAAAGACAATCGTCGACCAAATTTTGTATTATTTACAAGAACTTCACGTGCCGGTAGGACAGTCCGCATCGACCGCTTCGTCGGCTTCGTCGGTACCCCCCGCGCTCGCACCGCCACCCATTCTTAATCCGTTTCCACAACCGTTATTTGATTTCAAGACATTAAATCAACGCATCTCGGAAAACATCAAAAAAAAGATGAGCGAATGCGGCGGCGGCGGCGGCGGCGGCGAACAGGCGAACTCCGATTTCGCCGCACCTACAAAAGGCGATTTTATGCATACAGTGATATGCGGTCCACCCGGTTCAGGTAAAACCGAAGTCGAGAAAATCATCGGACGGATTTTCAGTAATCTCGGTATATTAACCAAAAAAACATTTAAGAAGGTCAGTCGCAATGACCTGGTTGCGGGATATTTAGGACAAACCGCAATTAAAACGAAAGATATTATCAAGGCGTCGATTGGTGGTGTGCTTTTTATCGACGAGGCGTATTCTCTCGGGAATTCCGAGAAAAGGGACAGTTTCGCGAAGGAGTGTGTGGATACGCTGTGCGAGGCGTTGAGCGAGCATAAACATAATTGGATGGTGATTATTGCGGGGTACGAGAAAGAACTCAATGATTGTTTTTTCGGTTTAAATGAAGGTTTGAATTCACGATTTACATGGCGGTTTAAACTCGATAATTATAAACCGGGTGAATTGAAATCCATATATGAAAAACAGGTGCGGGATTTTGGTTGGACGATTGCGGCTGCGGCTGCGGCTGCGGTGTCCGATAAGCACGGACACGGACACGGACACCGATTACGCGACGAGTGGTTTGCGGAACATATGGATTATTTCACATCATACGGGCGTGATATGGAGACATTATTTACAAAAACGAAAATCGCACATAGTCGGCGGGTATTTTGCCTGCCTCTCTCCGCCAAAACCGAGATTACGATGACAGATTTAGAAAATGGGTTCAAATTATTTATTGAAAACCCGGAAGTCAAGGAGCGAAAGGAGCGCGGGAGTGGCGGCGGCAATAGCTCTTATATGAAAACGCTTTATTTATGAACCGGGCGTGTGCGCGGTCCGGTATTCATTGTAGTATCTTATAGACTATATATAAGATACTTCATCACAATCCTTGAGGGATATACGATAATTATACGTTATTATATACACGTTATAATATTCATACAAATTATCTGAATAATGAGCGATAGAAAAAGTATAGTCATAAATTCGGCGTCTTTGCTAGGTGGCGGAAGCGGTGGCAGTAAAAGAGGCACACGACGCGCGAAAGGGAGCGACGGCAGCGGTGCGAGCCGGAGATTGCGACCAAGTTCAATCGTTCAACCAAGCACGCTTAAAAAAACACTTCTCGAGAGAATTAAACAACATCAACGATTGCGAGAACAAGGGCGGGACATCGACCGCGACCGCGACCGCGACCGCGACGCCGACCACGCGTCTGCGTCTGCGTCTGCGTCTGCGTCTACGCCTGCGTCTACGTCTGCGGCGTCCGATACATCATCGGCATTCGCACAATCGATGGATTTCTTGCGGAAATTAGCATTAAAAAAACGACAGAATGCGACACAACGGAGGTCGTCGTCGTCGCATGTGCCTTCGCTGGCTGCTGAAACCGCAAAAACACCCGAGGCTAAAATGTTGAATCAAGTCGCGGATACATTACATAATGGTGAAATTATTACAAATACGGGCTTGATTGGATTGCCGGTCATCAATACTGATATATCGTCGATAATGAAACCGATGTCGATAGCGACACAGGCGACACAGGCGACACAGGCGACACCCGTCACTGCTATGGCTACATTTCCGATGATATCTGATTTGCCGTTTGGGATGACACCACAGGCAGTGTTGTCGTCGTCGTCGTCGTCGTCGTCGTCGTCGGTGTCTGTGCCGACGCCGATACCGAATATCACCGAACTGGCCGACCTTTATAATTCAACAGTGGCGTCCGCAGATAATTCAAATACTAATACCACCTACGACGCCGCGAAGACGACAGCGGACGACCACCCGATTCATGTGCCAGAAGACCCGGAGTCTTTTCTGCCGTCTATTTTCATCAAGGACGCACCGCCTCACGGATGTTTGAAAAATGGGTCGAAACCGACATTTCGCGAATGGGCGAATAAAATGCTTCATAAACCGGTGGAAGCCATCAAGAATATGTTGGGCGGGGGTGGTGACGGTGACGGTGACGGTGACAGCAGTGGCGATGATACGCAAGGAACAGCCGCCGCGGCGGAAATGGAAGGCGGTGCTAGAAAAACGTTAACAAAACAGCATGAACCTCATGAAAATATTTCCGGAATGCGTGTGAAAATCCGTAGAACCCAAAAAAAGAAATATCGTATTGGGAAACACGACAACGTTGTCGGTGTATTGCTTAAAAACAAAGAAGCACAACGACATATTCAAAAACAGCATCTCGCGCTGAAACAAAAAACAATCGGCGAAATCCGGAAACATTTATACGAACATCATTTACTTAAAATCGGTTCAAATGCTCCGCCTGATGTTCTTCGTAGGATGTATGAAGATTCGATTTTGACCGGTGAAGTCAAGAACACGAATAATGGAGTGTTATTACACAATTTTCTGTCGGGGGAGTCGTAGGGTCGCTCGCGGCTCACCTCACCGGCTCACTATCGCTCGCTCGCTCGCTCAGCAATGCGTTTGGCCTGGGACTTGTTCCCGGGTACGCATTCGCTCGCTCAGCAATGCGTACATATATACACCGTATTCTCCGGCATCGTTTGTGCCCCCGTCTCCGGTATACTATTCCCCGCAGGAAACAACAAGTCTTCCAGTGTGCGTCCGTGAATATGAAACTTCCGCGCCTTTTTCAATAGAATCGGAATATCACGTTGTTGGCGTTTTAGGATGAGGTCGTCATAAATATACTGAATCACATAATCCACCAAATATGTTTCCAATTCGATAAACATCGGGTCGCTGCGGCCGATATTCCCGATTTCGCATGTATCTGACGCAGCCGCGCCGCCCGCACCGTGGCCGTGATGGCCGTGATGGCCGTGACCGCCGTGACCGCCGTGACCGCCGTGACCGCCGTGACCGCCGTGCCGGCCATTATTGATATTGCGGTCACTCCGCGTTTCTGGATTGTAATAATCATTTATCCGGATTGGAATATTGAACTTGTAATTCCAGAATGTATCGCATGAAATACGCACATCAAGTGTAATCATCGGTATGTTGTTTCTACGAAAAGCGTCCATGTCTGCGTATCTCAATACATAGTGACGTTGAAAATGCTTTATACCATTTACTGTAGGGTCGTGTAGTGTAACTGACATAAAACGAAAAATGTAGTATCATATACCTACTGATTACGTACGCACGTAAATATGAACATATGTATTCGAAACCCGATAACCCGCGAATGGACTTCGTCTGTCGGCAGCGGCGGCGTGTCACCCGCCATACGCGACGCTTATGCCGGATATAAAGAACGTCCGAATTATTACCGAGAGAAGCCGCATGTGGTCGGCGAGTATATCGTGTATCGCCCCGATAATGACACGTATTTACCGACCTATATCGCGCGGTTGGCGGATATTCCTGACTACGTGCGTGATGTGCTGAACGACTGGACTGGGGCGGTAATCGTAACTCGAGAGATTCATGACATGATGACGTCGTCGTCATCGTCGTCACCGCCGATACCGATTATGGATATGGATGACGTCTCGGTTTTTCTAGTAGATAATCCAGGCATGTCCCGTGCGAATTGGTTACCCGCTCGTGAGTATCAGGCGTGGGCCTATCGCGATTTTATGTATGATGAACATCGCAGTATCAAGAAATCGTATATGTCGCGCAGGACATCGCCTTTTGCGTATGAATCCAATAACCGGATTCTTGCGAATCAAATGGTTACCATCCCCTTGTCAGGTATCTCGTCGAATATAGTGTTTAATATCTCTCGGAATGATAATAATAGTGTATACTACGAGAGAAATGACGCGGCGGGGTCGCGTGTCCGGATATGCGACAATGAATATGCACGTGCGGGGTATCTCGGGTTTTATACACGGATAACGATGGACCCGGGGATAATCATTGCCGAGTTTGCTCGCTCTGCGGAAGTCCTGAACGGCGGAGGCGGCGGTCAGGCGGGGCCACCATTGCTCTCTACCGCGCATCTCCCCGCGCCCGAAGAAACCGACGACGAAGAACATCAGTGTATTCTATGTTTCAAGTTCAGCGTCAATGTGCGGTTCTCGCCGTGCGAACACACGGTTTGTTGTTCGGGATGTTATACCAAGATGGCGAAAAATGAATGCCCGGTTTGTCGTGCGGTGATTACGCGGGTGATGAATGTGTAATAAAGGCAACATGCGAGATATATATATCATATCCGAGAGATTTCGTTCGGTCATTCATTCAGTCGTTCGTTAATAAGGCATATCATCAACAATGGCACTTATTAAAGAGTATTTTACATTAACCGAGAGATATACCGCAGAATATGGACCAAATACGGTTGTCCTCCTTCAGGTCGGTGCGTTCTTCGAAGTCTACGGACAAATAATTACTCCGGCCGCGGCCACGGCCGAGGGGGGCACGGGCGTCACGTGTTCAGGCAGTCGTATCGATGATTTCTGCGTGATTTGCGAACTGGCGAAGGCGAATAAAACACCCGGATTCGTTATGGCGGGGTTTCGCGATTATGGACTGGATAAGTATTTGAAGAAACTACAGGACGCTGGGTATACTGCGGTGGTTTATGTCCAGGATGGAGTGAAGAATCCGCCGGTGCGTGTATTACAGGGTATTTATTCACCTGGAACGTTCTTTTCGACGGATATTGTGCCCGGGGGTGCGGGTGCGGGTGCGGGTGCGGGCACGGGCACGGGCGGCGCACTGTCCAATAACATTGCGTGTATCTGGATTGAGAAAATCTCTCGGAATGCGATTTCTGGAAGCAGCACAAGTCGAGGAACCATTATCATGGGAATGACAAATATAGATATTTATACAGGACGTTCAACTATATTCGAAACAGAGAATAAGGATACACATAATCCTACTACATATGATGAAGTCGAGAGATTTATCTCGTCATATGCTCCATCGGAGGTCATTATTATCTCAAATCTCTCGACACGTGAAGTTGAAGACGTTATTCATTATACAAATATACAGGCGAAGATGATTCATCGGATACCCACCGGGGGCGGTGGCGCAGGGGCCGGTAGTGCCGGTGCCACGAAGGCCGAGAGATGTTCCAAACAAGTCTATCAAATGGAAGTATTAAACACTTTTTATCCAAATGGTCACGCCAAATCTCTCGAACAATCGTTTATGAACTATGAATATGCGACCCAGTCGCTTGTATTTCTCCTGAACTTCATCTACGAACATAATCCAAACCTGGTTTCTAAGATACAAGAGCCGGTCTTTGAAAACATGTCCGAGAGATTGGTCCTTGCGAATCATTCGTTGCGCCAACTGAATATAATAGATGACGGGAATAGCGGCGGTGGTCGCCTGAGCTCAGTATTGTCTTTATTAAATCATACAATTACACCGATGGGGTCTCGTGCGTATAAATACGCGCTTTTACATCCGACATTCTGTGCGTCCGATCTAGAACAGGATTATGCGATTACCGAGCATATTCTCTCGGTGAACGACGACGACGCTGCCGCTGCCGCTGCCGCTGCCGCTGCCGCTGCCGCGGCCCAGACCATGACCATCGGAGTTGGAATGATGCGCGAGAGATTATCTTATATGAAAGATATCGAGAAACTTCATCGTCATATTATTCTACGCAAGATTACACCCTATCACGTATTTGTGTTGTTTCATAATCTGCGGCATATCCGGGAGTTATATACGATGACCGCTGGGACGAGAGACGCTCCGCTCGCAAAATACCTCTCCGAGAGATGGAATATCCGGGATGACATTGTCGGGAAGAGTACGCTCCTACTTGATTTGTTTGAAAATACATTGAATATTGAATCCTGCCGAGAGATTACGGATACTTTATTTGAAACCAATATTATGAAGCGCGGGATATCCGCAGAATTGGATAAACTCACGGACGAGTATCGGACTACCCAGAAATCTCTCGACGAGGTCCAGCGGGTATTGAATGAACTCATACATGCGGGGGAACGTCCGATGGGGGGTGCGTCCGGTTCGACGGACCCGGCGGAGTATGTCAAACTCCACGAAACCGATAAGATGGGGATTTCATTACAAGCGACCAAACGACGCACAAAACTACTCGAAGACAGGATTAAGAAACTGCCTTCTCCGGCCGGAGCTAAAGTGATCTCGATTGTCCTTGATAAAGACAAGAATAAAGTCTTATTATTCGATACATCCGCGTTGACCTACCCGGCCGCATCCGGGAGTAACAATACCATCCACAGTCAGCAAATCTACGAATTATGTGCGGCGGTTGTCTCCTTGCGTGTAAAAATATCGGATATGGTGTCACTGCTTTATTACGGATTTATTGATTCATTACATGAATACTACCACGATTTCGAGAATATGACCGCATTCGTATCTGCGGTGGATATGATACAGAATCGGTGCTACGTTGCGCGGAAATACCGGTATTGCCGGCCGGTCATTGCCTCGGGGGACGCGGCGGGGTCGTCATTTGTCCGCGCATCCGGGCTTCGTCATTGCCTCATCGAGAGAATTAATGAAGAAGAATGTTATGTTACCAATGACGTGGAATTGGGAGGAGGACCGGACACAGCATCCGGTATGCTACTTTATGGCACAAACGCTGTCGGGAAAACCAGTCTCATCCGTGCAATCGGCGTCGCTGTTATTATGGCACAGGCCGGGTTCTATGTCGCGTCGTCGTTTGTATACCGCCCCTACCGCGCCATTATGACACGTATTCTCGGCAATGATAATCTATTCAAGGGGCTCTCCACGTTCGTTGTTGAAATGTCCGAACTCCGCGTGATTCTGCGAATGGCGGATGAACACACCCTCGTGCTTGGCGACGAGTTATGCTCTGGAACCGAAATGGACTCCGCGATTAGTATCTTCGTAGCGGGGTTACAGCATCTGTATCGCGCCGGTGCTTCGTTTATTTTTGCCACGCATCTACATGAAATCGCCGGGTATAGCGAAATCCGGGAGATGTCGTCGGCACGTCTTCGTCTCGCCCATATGCGTGTATTCTATGATAAGGCACGCGATACACTCGTCTATGACCGGAAACTCCAGGACGGCGCGGGCGAAAGTATGTATGGACTTGAAGTATGTAAGTCGCTCCACTTGCCAGACGATTTCCTGGAAAATGCGAATATGATACGTGTCAAATATCGCGGGGTAAGCACGAAAACACCGACGGCGAGTATTTTAGATGACGCAACGCCGTCACGGTATAATGCGGCGAAACTGCGGCGGTTATGCGAACTCTGCGAAAAGTCGCGCGGGACTGAAATCCACCATCTACAGCATCAAGAGAACGCGGATGCTGACAATTTCATCGGGCATATTCATAAAAACCATCCGGCGAATCTGGCGTCGATATGCGAAGACTGTCATCGCGAGATTCATACGACGGGAGTAGAACATGTGAAAGTGAAAACGGGGAAGGGTGTGCGGATTGTGGCGAAACGGGGAGCCGGAGCCGGAGCCGGAGCCGGAGCCGGAGCGACCACGGCGACGCATGCACCGTAATGATATTATCTAATCATAATGTAACTGGATTGATAACAAACAATGGAAAACGTATCAAACGCATTGACCGCAATCAAAGACGCATCTGTTTCCGGCGCATCAACCGTGGGCGGATTCTTTACTTCCACCGCGGAAAGCGGTGTATCGGTATTTAAAGGCACAAGTTTAGGCGAATCATTTTTCAAGAATATAAGCACGATTCTAGTAGTTGTGTTTATTTTGTTGGGAGGTATCTTATATATTGAATTCGCGAGCAGTAGTGCAACCAGCGCCGCTGGCGTAACGGGCCCTAAAAAGGAATTCGTAGATAGAACGGTTTATATTGAACCGAATACGGGTCTCGACGCGGCCCGCACCCTCCCCACCGACGTCCCATGGACCGTCCCCGCATTAAGCATCCGAAATGAACTTAAAGAGGCATTCGGGTCGAAATACACCGAAGCAGAACTGGAGAATATTCATACGAAATGTAGCGATAAATTCTGTGTCATGAACCAGAAATCGCCGGAGGATTTAGAGAAGGCGTGTAATTCAGTCACGTCGCGGACGATGTGCGGGACGAAGTGCTGCTGTGGATGGACAAAATACGTCGGGTTTGAAGGCGATAATGATCCGACGGTTGTTATGAATACGGCGGAGGCGAATGTCGCGGACCCTAGCGGGCAAAGTTCGAAGGTGCCTGGGAAGTGTGTGGCGGGGAATTCAAAGACGCCATTTGATCGCGTGGATAACCAGAACCAGGCACGCGATATTGATTATTATTATTATTTAGGACAGTGCGTTGGTGGGCGCGGTTGTATGAATAAAGGTGCGATCAGGACGTGAAATATATGAAATAACCCATTGTAGTAATAAAAACGAGGGATGTGACAACGTATTTTATTCCTTGTTTATAGTATAAAATGCCGAAATACAATTCGAAGACACAGTCGCAGAACGGCGGACGCCGTAGGAAGCAGACGAAGCGGAAGTTGCGTCGTGGGAGGAAGAGTCGGAAGGTGATGAGGGGGGGGGGTGATTGGAAAAACGGATTTGATAATGATCAGTTATCAGAAGGATTTGTAAAATGGGCAAACCAGCCGGATGGAGTGTGGTTAAGGAATACCCAGGTGATACCCGAACTCCAAAAGTTGACAGAATACAAAAAGGGTGATACTACATTCTGGGATAGAGACGATGCTTTAATGAAAGCCCTCAATGCTGATCCAGACCTTAAAGAAAAAATTAATCAAGATAATAGTAGCGTTGGTTTAAAATATACTTTAGCGTCAAAAATAACGGGTTCGGGATTTTCATAAAGATGATTAAAAAATTGATATATAAAAACAATATGTTATCATATATCAATACACTTCGTTACTCACTTCATTCGTTACTCATCCGCCATGATCATCCCCGTCAAATGCTTCACTTGCGGCAAAGTTATCGCCGACAAATACCGATACTATTTAGCCGAAGTGCGTAAAATAAAGCTTTCACGCGATCTCGATGTGGACAAGGTTATCTACTTGACCGCGGAATATATCGACAAGACGCCGGAAGGCGAGGTTATGGACACATTGGGGCTGACAAAGATGTGCTGCCGCCGGCATATGTTGACGCATGTAGATATTGTTTAACGGGTTCGACGTCGCATAAATGCTCCGCTTCGACGTCGCATAAATGCTCCGCCGCTGCGTAGATTGATTGTCAATCTAGTCTTTTTTATTATTAGTATTCGTATTTTTTATAATAATAATATATATCAAATGGCTAGTCGTCGTCGTCGTAATAGTAGTAGTAAGAAGAGTCGCGGGCGTAGCCGTCGCAATGGTGGACGCACAGAAAAGAAATCACACAAATGGCATCAGCGTGGATGCCAAAACCAGACGGGCGGTGGGAGTATGACTGGCGGGTGGGCATGGGGGCCAAGCGATGTTCATCATCAAACGGCCGGCGGCGACCCCGTCCCACATTCCATCAACGGCAATCATTACGCCCTGAATACCGCTACTGTAGCACCCCCCCAGGCGAGTAATGCGATTGTTGAAAGGCATTCCGCAGCACAGACCGCGGGTCGTCGTCGCGGTCGCGGTCGTGGTGACTCGAAGATTCGGCGTAAGGCCGCACGTAAATCGCGCAGGATTGCGTGCCAGAATGGTGGCGGAGCGATGGAATATGCTCCGGAACTCACAAAAATCACGTTGAATTCCGCATTACAGACACCATCTAGTATCGTTCATGGGTTACAAGGTGCCGCGACCGGGTTTGTGTCGGCCAATCCAACGTCGCAGCCTATAGGAGAACCGATTGCGTTGAAGTAAGCGGACGCGACGGGCGGACGGACGTTGTTTAGTATATTATTATGTGTGTATAATTATATACAATAATATGGATGTCATTACCCGTATTCGCTCATTATGTACCCCCGCATTTGTGTTTTTTTTCATTTCCGTCATTTCGCTATTCCTTATGATATTCGATAATATCCAAAATACGCATTCCTATTGTTTCGGAAATGTGAGCTGTAATGTCGCCAATACATCGATGGTCTTTATCGTTAAAATCGTGTTTATTGTCGCATGGACGTGGTTTTTAGATATATTATGCTCGCGCGGTTATGAACGCGTCTCGTGGTTTATTGTTCTGCTTCCATATATTATGCTATTGTTGGTTTTGATGTTCGTCGCAACCGAAATCAAGAATACGGGCAAATTAAACGAGGCCAGTGTCGCGATCCAGCTTCAAGGCAACAATGATGCGTTTGGTGGAATGATGCGGTTCTAGACTCGCGCTCATTCATTCATTCATTCATTCATTCGTTCATTCGCGCTCATTCATTCGCGCTCATTCATTCATTCATTCATTCATTCATTCATGTCGTAAATCATAATAAACATTTTTCATTATGATTATATAATAGAAGTATATACGAAGTATGGATTCCGACCCAGAACTTCCGTGGAAGGTAATCAAGCGTCTATTCAATGACGACCCTCAAATGATGATTCGTCACCACATAGACTCCTACAATGATTTCTTCGGGAAAGGGATTTTCAAGATATTCCGCGAGAGAAATCCTATTATCCTCCAGAAAGAGCAGGACCCAGATACACAAGAGTTCAATCTTCGCTGTGAATTATATTTAGGTGGAAAAAATGGTGACAAGGTTTATTTCGGAAAACCGGTCATCTACGACGACGATCGCGAACATTATATGTTCCCGAATGAGGCACGGTTGCGCAATATGACCTATGGAACCACGATTCATTATGACGTCGATGTCGTGTTTAAAATCGCGGTTCCGGGCGAGGCTGGCGGCGGCGGCGGCGGCGGCACCGGGTCTCGCATCGAGGTTACAACTGCCACACTCGAGAGAATTCTCCTCGGCCGATTCCCCATCATGATTCAATCCAATCACTGTATTTTACATGGCCTGGAACCGAAAGCCCGTTTTTATATGGGCGAGTGTAAAAACGACTACGGCGGGTATTTCATCATCGACGGCA